TTCCCCAATCGTAATAATTCCGTTTTCGTGAACAGGGGGCTATTCCTTTCCGACCACTCTTCCGTCAACGATCGTCCATCTCTTCTCCGATTCGAAGTGCTCTTCGTTGTGACATTTCTGGCACAGAGCCTCGAGATTATCGAAGTTCAGCGACACCGATGGGTCTTGATAGTTCTCTTCCGTCAGCCATATCTTATGATGAACGATCTTGGCAGGAACATGAAGTCCCTTCTTCAAGCATCGCTCGCATCTGCCGTTAACCTTGAGCAGATATCCCTCACGGCACTGCTGCCATGCCCTCGACTTATAGAACGTCCTCTCTATGCTTCTCATAAGTCCCTCCAAATAATAAACACCGAGACTGACGGTCCTCGGTGTTTATAGGAGACAGAATGATGATTCATTTACGCACATTCTGATATTAGCATAATAGCACATCAAATACTCTCATCATATCGCATCTTTCAGATCATGTCTCCTTCTTCAGTATAATGTTCATGAACATCAACAGTCTTCTGCTTCTCGAACCTTGACGGTTCCCTGAACTTGGCTCTGATAAACTCCCCGACCTTCCCATCAGTGAATGTGTTCTCCTGCGTTGATACGAATGCCCATTCAGGATCAGGCAGAGTGGTCATGTCGTAGATCTTCACATCCTCATGGAAGATATACGGAACTTCGCAGACATTCCCATAGACAGACCTGAGCATCGGTGTGTCGAACTTCTCCAGAACTTCTGCGAGCTTCTTTCTGTTCATCAACATCGGAACGTGAACCGAGAAGCTGATCGTGTCGAACCGTCTCGTGACGAGCTCCACCCTCATCATCATCATCTCCCGGGAATAATTGGTCTGTCTTCCGTAATTCATCTCGATATCCCTGACCCTCTTCTCCAGTGTGCCATTCGACCAGTTGATGAACTCGCCTCTTATCGGCTTCAGGACAAAGAAGTCATCGTTGAACAGATAGAAGTCCTCTGTAATGTCCTCACACTTGGCGACCATCTCGAACGATTGCCTGGCACGGAGCCACTTCGTCTCACCTACCTGATGATGAACGATCCGTCCGTCAGGCGTGAGTCCTTCCGGCTGACCGCATACGAACCAGACCTTTCGATGTGGAAAGTTAGCTTCCACAGATCTGAGTGAATAGATCAGCTCGGCAGGATCTATGTCTTCTTTAAGGATGTAGACAATGTCAAGTCTCTTCATTCTGTGCCTCCCTCGTAGGTCTTGTGCTTGCACATTCGCCTTTTGAACTGTCGGCTCGTCAGTAGGACAGCCATCAGAACTTCTAATGTTGCCTTGACTGTCGAGATATAATTTATCTGTCCATCGAATCATTCATCATCACCCTCCCACTTGTCACACTTGTCACACTCAGCCACATCAAAAGTGTAGTTAATGCCATCTTCGTTGTTACAGTAGAGACCTCTGTGCTCCTCCCATTCCTTGCAGTGCTTACAAGTTCTACATTCTTTTCTCATCGTTTTTCCTCCTAAATAGTTCGCTTCTATATGCGTAGATCCAGTCACATTGCCAAGGCACGAGCCATGGGAAATCTCCATTCGGAGCTGCTATAACGCACGGTTCCCATCCGGTTGTTGACCTGTGGTGCTTCTTCGAGAGCAGGACTCTGAACGGCTGATAGTCGTAGTAGCAGAAGATGTCATCCTTCTTCACTATTTCCTTCCCATTCTTGATGACGATTCTGTCCTTCCAGACACCTCTTTGCCTCACCCAGAACAGCTCACATCCGTCGTCCATGTACTCGAAGTTGGGGCCTGCTTCCTCATAGGTCAGTGCCTCAAACTCTTCCAATAATTCATGAATAGTCATTCGTGCCTCCTATAGTGCCGTAAAATATACTCCATCTATGCAGCAGTACCTCCGACCAAAAGTGTGATAGTGTCCATTTCTGAATGCGACTACGTTCCTGGGAAGAGTGGTCCCTTCCTCGAGGACTTCCCTCACCGCCATCAGACATGAACTCGATGGTTTAGTGGAGCTCACTCTCGATGCAGGAGAGAACACTCCATTCTGGTGGATAGTCTGCTGTGCTGTCATGTTGTACCTGATCATCCTGTTGAAGATGACCGAAGCTATCGCTTTCTGGCAGGCATAGCTTTGAGAGCCTGCTTCCAGATAGACAAGAGCTGCGATGTCCCGGATGTCCTTCTCAGAGACCTTCACATTGAGCGAATTATCAGGAAGGCTCTTCAAGTGTTCCTCTAATCGCTCATATGAACCGAGAAGATCCGAGAACATCTGTGCAGCATCCGTGAGATCGTCACGGTGGATGGCGAGCCGAACATTCTGAATGCTGTCGCTCTCTTCCAGATCCTGAATGCGATACTCGAGATCCTGATACTTCAGGACGAGCTCGGCTGTTTTCGCCACATCCTCCGCTTCCTTGGCATAGATGGCATCGATCCGCTTCATCATCTTCTCCTGTTCGGTCTCTACATACAGAGTGACCGTTGCCGTAGCCACCAAGAGATAGATCAGCATCAACACGATAGCCTTCTCTGCCGTTCTCATACCTTAGCCTCGTCCTCGACCTTGTTGATGAACTCAGTGAGAGCCTCGATCTGCTCCTGGCATCGCTCTGTTCCTGCGTACTCCTCACCAATCATCTGTGAGATGACGAAGAGATGATCTCTTGCTTCCTTGGCTTCCTTCTTAGTCATGTTCTTTAACCTCCTCTGGAATGAATGGATATATCTCAAGTAGTGCCTGACCGTGAATCCTGAAGATGTGCTGCTCTGAATAGCCATAGGACTTCGCTATCTGCCTCCAACCTTTTCGATCGACATATCGGTCTCGGAGAAGCGACCAGAACAGCGGATTCTCCACATGATCGATAGCTTCCTTCGTCTCCGTGTCTCCCCGGAGCAGCTTCCTCTCAAGATCTTCTATCTTCTGATTCAGTTCAGCGAATGAGAGCATCTTCGCCTCACTGCGATTCCCCACGGTCTCAGAGAACCCTTCCTCATACTGGCTGATGTTGGCGAAGGTCTGCGACATCCTTCGTCTGTAGAGTGATCTCAGCTGTCTCGACAGACCAAAGTTCCGATTCAGCCAGTTCTTAGCAGCCTGTGCTTTCTGCGAGTTAGTCATGGTCTCATCTCCTTCTTCAGCCCCAGGAGCCAGTCAGCTGACACTCCAGTGATCGCACAGAACTTAGCCAGGGCTCCTGATCCCATCTGGCATCCTGTCGTTAATGGCTGAAGCACCTTCCTGTCCATCCCCATCAGGTTCGCTATCTGATTCCTTGACATCCCCGATGCTTCGATAGCCTGATTGAGCCTCTCAGCAAATCCCTCAATCTTCAGTCTCTTCTTCATCGTTATCACACTCCCACTCTTCAGGATCTATCTTGTGATCTATCAGCCACTGTCTCGCCTCTGCCTTGGTCTCTTCGGGAACATATCCAAATTGGAGAGCATCCTGTCGAAGTCTTCTGGCAATTTCCTCATCGCTCTGAATAACGAACCCCTTTGACAGCCTGCCTATCTCCACTTCGTATTCGAGCCATTCCCTATAGAGCTGCACATCCTGCGAGATAACGGCTTTCTTTTTCAGCTCGCAAGCCTTCTGTATCTCCTTAGAATCCATAGCCATGTCCGTCCCTCCATTCATCTATCATCTTGGTGTAGTCCTCATCGGTCAGCTTCCATATCTGGAAGAACAGCCCCGGGTATTCCTTCGACCATGCCTTAGTCAGGTCGAGCTTCACGATCTGGCTGTCATCCTCCCAGAACCCCATTGAGCTCATAACATCAGCCAGGCCCTTGAGCATATTGTCCAGATCGGGTCTCTGGGTCTTGAAGCTCCTTGATCCCTTCTTGGTCAGTGACTTCTTATCGAACAGCCACATCACTCGGAGGAATATAGGATCGGCATAGGGATCGTCCGGGACATACGGCAGGAGCTGATCTGCAAGGATAGCCTCTGCCCTTGCCACCGTGTTCTTCTTGTAGTGGTGGACATGACCTCTGATAATGGTCTCGCCTTTCTGCTGTGCCGTGACAGTAGATGGTGATCCCTTGATAACGAATTCATTCATCAGTTCCATCTCACACCTCGAACGGCAGTGCACCGCTTTCCGCTGCGGCCTGTGCCTCAGCCTGGAACACATCGAGAGAAGCCTGAACCTTCTTCGATGTTCCCTGAACCGCTGCCTGAACAGGAGCAGGTGCAGGAGCACTCGTGCTCTTACTGTCCGCGAATTCCACATCGTTCACGAGGATGTAGGTCTCCTTCTGCTCTGTTCCGTCCTGGGCCGTGTAGGTATCGATCTGCATAGATCCTGTCAGTCCGATCTTCGACCCCTTCACGAAGTAGGTGCCTATGAAGTCGGCAGTCTTCCCGAATGCCTTACAGATCAGGAAGTCGGTCTGCTTATTCCCCTGTACATCCTTGAACTTCCTGTCAACTGCTACCGTGAACTTCACGAAGCTCTTCCCTGATGACCTTCCTGTCTTTACGTCAGGATCTTTGGTCAGCCTTCCTATGATAGTGATAGTATTCATCTTTCGTCTCCTTCCTTTACATCTGTGTCTATCAGTTCATTCAGTACATCCACATCGTCCTTGGTGATCGTCACCTTTGGCGGATCTTGGAACGGTCTCGTGTACTTCGCCTTCAGCTCCTCGATATGTCTCTGCTCCGGGGTCAGCTTGGCGAGCTCCTCGGGAGTGAGCCTCACTTCCTCGATGCCGTACTCGGCATAGATGGCAGTCGGTATTCCATCCAGGAGCTCGGAGAGTGTAGGGAAGAACTTCGACCGCCTGACGTGATACTTGGCCGATGCTTTCAGTTCTTCGAATGAGTAGTCCTCCAGAACCTCCGACCATCCATCGATCATGTCGTTAAGTCTGTCAGGAACCTTCCTATAGAATTTCTGTAGGAAGATCATCAGATCCATTACTTCCTTCTTGGTCATCCTTCTTCTCCTTTCTCATCTTCGCTGCTTCTTCCTTCCTGCATTCCTGTTCATACGCCTCCCAAAATTCAGGAGGGAGCCCGGTGGGGCGAGGCGACTGCGAAGCTGTCGCTCTTGGTCTTTCCTCTTGGTCTTTCTTCTTGGTCTTTCTAATATAAGAAGCCGTTGGTGCAGATTTGCACCCTACGGGGGTACAGATTTGCACCTTTCGGGAGGGCGGATTCTCGTCGGTCGTATCTTGCGTTGTCGCAGATTTGCGTTGTCGCAGATTTGCACCCACGGAGAGGGTCACATATACCCGATATGGATTCCCGAATCCGTTCCATGAAGAAGTAATCAGGTTCGCCTCTCGAAGCTCTCTCTTCATTCTCTTAACCTTATGCTGACTCCACCCCAGAGCGACAGCAGGGTCGTTATTTCCGGACAGGAGAACGTACTTCGTTCCGTTGTCGTCTTCAAACTTCGACCCCTCTGTCCTGAACATGATGAAAATCAGGAGCAGGAAAGCATCTGCATTCAGATCAGGCAGCTCTCGTCTTAATTCGAATATCGCCTCTGTTCTCATTCTTCTTCCTTCTGCTTCGTCAGCTTGATGGAGCCCTTACGAGCACCGCCCATCTTCTCAGTGACGGTGACACAGTTATCTCTAATCCATTTGGCGTATGGAGAAGCATCTATCTTCGCCATGTCGATCTCTTCCTTCCTCTGGAGAGTGGCTTCCTTCGGTGGAGTCCATGTGACCTTGTAGCCTTGGATAACACCTGTCTTTCTTCCGTCTCTTTCCATCAGCTTCCCAAGGCTTCCCTCGATGAGCTCTTTCTCTGCCTTGATTTCCTTAAAGGCTTCCTCTGCCTCTTTGAGAGCGATCAGCCTCTTGGCGAGAGCGACCGTGTCATCCGGGAATAACTGTTCTTCTGTCAGCCATGGATTCTGCTTCAGCTTGATGAGATCTGCCTTGAATGCTTCGATCTCGGCATAGATATCCTCGATGAGCTCTGCGTAGTCCTTCTTCACGATCGGATAGGTCATGAGCCTCTGCCAGTCGAATTCTGTGGACATATCGTCAGGTCTTTCATAGACAGCGAGAATGCCGTTCTCCATGCCTCTCTCACACATATAGAAGAGAAGCTGCACGAGATAGGCCTTATAGTCGTCTACGGTCTCCTTGATGTGGGATGTGGTCTTAACCTCAAGGATCGTGTCCTTAACGATGTCTTCTCCATCGGTATGGATGCGGATGCCTTCACCGTATGCCTTGCCCTCTTCGAAAGTAAAGCCGAGGGACTTGTTCAGGAACTCTCTGATCTTCGGTTCCATGGTGTTGCCGTACTCCGTATAGACGGAACCCTGGAACTCATCGGTCTCGATCTGGGCCTTCTCACGCAGGAGCTTCCATCTGGTCTTGAACGGAGATAGGCTCATGATGATCGGAATGTCAGAACCTCCGATGTATTTCCATCTTTCAAATGATACTGTCTCTTGTGGCATTACTTGATCCTCCATGCTTCAGGAATGTTATTGGTCTCGATAGCCACAGCGATCGCTTCCAGAGCCACGAGCAGCTGCTCTGCTGTCGGCTTCGTTCCAATGCCGAACTGATTACAGATAGCGATGCCGTTAAGACCGTGATTCTTGACAGTGGCTGCGAACTCTTCCTTGACCGCCTGCAGCTGAGGATCTATCAGCGGCTTCATGGCAGGTTCAGCTTCCTGATATGAACCTCTCATCTCGTCAGCTGATGCCAGGGCGACATCGATGCCGATGCCGAGCATACCCAGAGCACGACCGACCGCTGATGTCTCACAGTTCTCGACATACGATGTCTTGTTGATAGGCGATGCTCCCATGTACTCGCAGGCAGTGCCTGTGGCAAGGACACACCTCGTCCGGGCACTCTCGTACTTCGATACTTCAGAGCCTGCACAGTCCACCACATAGTGTTCCTCTTTCCAGATCCCTACAGATGCCTTGATGATGCAGTGGTTCTCGTCTATCTCCAGGATCTCGGTCTCGATGAAGCCTTCGGGGTAGAGCTTCCTGAATGCGTTCACTCTCTCCTTGACCTCTGCGTAGTTCTTACCTTTCACTGAAACGGTCTTAATCTCGCCGTTCACCTTCGTTAAGTCTTTGTAGTTCATTATTCTGCCTCCTTTTCTACCCTGACCTGCCCTTTCGGCATGGTCTGGTCAATGATTAATCTCACCTTCTCGATGAAGAACTCGTTCTCGCCTTCGTATCTGAACAGATACTTGCACTTCCCCTTGATCGAGAAGTATGTGTCCATGTTCAGCCTCATCGTCAGACCATCTCCGAGCTCGTTCTCCTTCTCGGTGATATGTCTGATGATTCTCGCCACCTGTGCATAGCTATAGACCATCTGTGGTTGATTCACTTCGTTCTGGATCTCCTTTCTCAGTGAATACTGTGCGACATGGGAACAGCTGCCATCTTGGTTGGTGACCTTGATGAGCTTTGCCTCGATCGGATGATGATCTTTCCTAAGATCGCAGATCCTCGAAGCGAGCCTCTTGATGCCGAGTCTGTCAGCATCCGCCTGAGTCATAGAACCGTGATTTCTCAAGTAATCGAGAACCTGAATGCACTGAGTCTCCTGCCTGGTCATTTCTGCCTCCTGCCAATGTAGCGAGCCCGATATGGCTGATACCTCAAATGTGACGGATTATAGATCCCGAGGATGAACCTGATGAACGACATCATCAGAACTCACCAAACTTCACTTCTTCTTCTGAATCGTCATGAGCCATGAGAGCTGACCAGATTGCATCGGATGTTGCCTCGGAGAGGGCGAGCTTCATCTTCAAGCTGTCCCTCTCTCTCCTCGTCTCGATGAGCTCATCCAGAACACGGTCAAGCTCTGCATCTCTCTTGAAGTAGAGGATGGTCATGGTGGCCAACATGGTGAATACGTAAATTCCTAAGATAACGTAGATAATGCTCATAGTTATTCCTCCTCATTGACTCGATATGGAAAGTCCCAGATGAGGTCTTTCGGAATATAAACTCTCTTCAATCCGCTATTGGTCAGGAACTTCTTGATTGCACCTTGACACTTTTTGATTTCTTCGAATGTTACAGGAGCAGTGTCGTCTCTCTCGACCAAGTATTTGCGATAAGCAATAATCGGGAAATCACGAGAACCTTCTTCACTGAACCCTGAAGTCAATACATTAAAGAAGTGGGATAAATCATCGAGAGAAACACCGCCCTTGTATGCCATGAACATAGTCAAGTGAACCAGCGAGATTGTGACTTTAGAGACCTTTATTCCTCCGTTGATTTTTGAATAGTAAGTGTCAAGATCGTGCTTGTGTTCAAAAATGAAGTCTTCGCACTCGTGTTGAGTGACTCTTCCTCTTCTCTCGGGCGAACCAGTGCGAGAGGATAAGATTAAATATCTTACAACTGCAAGAACTGTGTTGTTATGGTAAATTGGCTCGAGATCGGGATGACTGATTTTCATAAAATCAGAAAGTGAACGATTTCTGCCACTGTCAAAAACAACATTGTCACCGACGTTGTAGCTGACCCACATCAGGATGGGAACCCCTGAAAGAATGATTGCGTTCAGACGATGCTGACCATCGACTAAATCTCCTCTTGTGTTAAAAGCTATGCACGAAGTAGTATTCGTGTCCCATCTGCCATTTTTCATATCTTCGGCATAAGCCTTAACTGTTCCATAGCTTACTGGTCTGTTTACTCGATTCCTTTCGAGCAGTCTTTCAGCTTCTTTGGGTGTGATTGTTACTTGTTCGAATGTCTGTTTTTTCATAATTCTGCCTCCTTTTTTAATTACTTAAAAACCTCTTCTGTGTACCCTTCTCCCAGATCGTTCAGGATCATCTGTCTCTCGAGTGGTGTGAACTGCTTTTTCATCGTCAGCCTGTCCTGAACATATCGTGGCGATCTGTTGATGACCTGTGCCAGGGCCTCCTTCGATGGATAGAGTTCACGGAGTTGGTTAAGTCCGGGAATGCGACCGTGGATCATTTTCTTCCGACCGTGTATCATTTCTTCACCTCCTGTTCCATATTTGGAACAATATCAGCAAAAAAAATGTCATGATACTCTTCCCAGGACATCCCAAGGATGTCTCGGAGCTGTAGCGACTCCGCTGCTGTGAAGTTAGTCTTGCCGGATGTCTTGTTGTAGAACGATGATTCAGATATGCCCATGGTTTGTGCGATAGCCTTCTGCTTCAGTCCACTTTTCTTGATGATCTGGCCTAACTTCGTGACCTTGATTCGACTCATTTGTCTGCCTCCTTCCTGTTCTGTTTTTATCAATATCGTTCTATTGATAGAACAATCTTACCAATCTCTTGGAACAAAAGCAACACTTTTTTGTTGTTTTTTCGGTAAAAAGTTGCTAATATGGAACTATGACATATAATTGTAATAAGGGAGACAGATGTATGAAAGATTTTTACTTGAAAACACTCGGAATGAGAGTGAGACAAATGAGGAAGTTGAAGGGAATGTCTATGCAGGAACTCGCAGACAAGGCAGGCTATGACTCAAAGTCGTCAATCTTTAGAATTGAAAACGGCCAGAACGATATCAGCCACAGGAAGCTCGTTCAGCTTGCCAATGCTTTGGGAGTCAGTGTGAAGGATCTTCTTGATGGAATTGAGATCAACATCGAAGTTGAGGAGACCACTTCACTCACAGAGAAGATAAGCAAACTCGATGAAGTGAACCGCATCCGGCTGCAGGCTTATGTGGATGCACTGCTCGACAGTCAGGAGGATGAATGATGCACTACCTGCCACAGCCTAAATGGGACGAGAAGAATAAGCGATGGATCATCCGCATCCAGATCAACGGCAAGAGGAAGGCTTTCACTTCCTCGAAGCCAAGAACCGAGGGAAAGAAGGAATGTCGTGAGAAGGCTGCCAAGTGGCTCGAAGCATTCGACACGAATGAGGCTGTCCTCTTCGGGGAAGCTGCACAGCGGTTCCTTGACTACTACCATGACCGTCACGGAGATTCCGTACAGTATCAGCAGCACTGCTCGCTGATGAAGAATCACATCCTCCCGAAGCTCTCGAAGATCAGGATGGGAGACATCAGGATCGAAGACTATCAGGACATCCTGTCGAATGCCAAGCCGATCAGGAGAACAGGCGAACTCGGGAAGACCTTCCAGAAGTCGAAGCAGCTCTCCAAGAAATACCTGAAGAACATCAAGAACACCATCACCTCGTTCCATAAGTGGGCGGTGGCAAGAGGCTATTCCAAGCTGATCCTAAACGATGAGCTCTACATTCCGCTGACGGCACCGACCAGAGGGAAGCAGATCCTGCAGCTCGATCAGATCAGCGAGGTCTTCAAGGCCCCTGTGGGCCTCTGGTACGAGCGAGCACTCCAGTTCGAGATTCTTACTGGCTGTCGTCCCGGAGAGCTCCTGGGCCTCAAAATAGAGGACTACGACCCCATCACAGGCATCATTCACATAAGACGTGCCATCAACGCCCAGAACATCATTACGGAAGGAAAGAATGCGAATGCCAGGAGAGACATCGCCCTGCCCGATCGTGTACGACAGCTCGTAGATGATCAGATAGCGGTCTCGAGGTCTGTTCGCTCATCCTGGATCTTCTGTCAGCCATCGGGCCTGCACGGAACACAGGAAGGTCTTCGGAGGTGTTGGAGGCGTATATGTGCCGCTCACGGCTTCCCTGCCGATACGACACCGTATTCACTTCGCCACACATTCTACACGCACACAGAGGCTTTCCTGCCCGATCGTATGATCAAGATGGTATTCGGTCATAGCGAGAAGACAGACAGCCATGCACTTTACGGAAATCATGCTATAGACGGAGAGCTCAAAGAAGTGGCGAACAAGTTGGAGATAACGCCTATATATCAGGCGGCGAATGATTGATAAAATAAGGAGTGTTGACATTGTTGGTCAGATCCCGTCAAGAGAAGCAGAGGTCATCGGAGCCTCTGTTTTTCTTATTGAGAATTATACATAGATTATATGTATAAAATATTGACACCATATATATATATATATATAATTCTATGTATCACATACATATTGCCAGCAAACGATCATGTTATGTGTACTATTTATTAGTTGTAGCAGAGAAGACCGAGGTGAGAGCCTCGGCTTTTCTTATGTTCTGCAAAAAGTGGCACTTCGGTGGCACCTGGCACTCCTGGCATTTCCAGAGATTCCGATAAAATAAGGCTTGGATGGTGGTGGAGCATACGGGGCTCGAACACATCTCTTAGAAAGCATCCATTCTCTAAAAACCTTATTTTATTGGCCTTTCCAGACTTGGAAGAGAACACGTTCTCTCTAATTTGGTGTAAAAAGTGGCACAAAAGTGGCACTAAAAAAGACCCCCGGGGCAGCTCGGGGGTCAGGGATAATTAAGGTAAATCCAGGAAGTTAGTTTTCACAGCATGAATTCAACTTGGAGGTCAATTCATATATGCAGATGACCAGAATGCTGCCCTCGGTCATTTACACCTTCATCAGATATGCTCGCATCGCATAGCCACGATAGATCGCCACATCAGTCTCATATGTGATCAGGAGCCATTCGCCTGTGAAGTCACCCTCGCATTTCACGACCGTGCCCGATGGCATCTTGGTCATGATGCGGTAGTTCGTGCCCGGGCCTGTTCTGATGTTCAGAGTCTTGACCACGGAGCTGACCTTGAAGTCGCCAAAGTATCTCTTGATGTTCCTCTCAGGCCTCTCGGTGAACTTGACAACAGGCTTCTCTTTCGGTGGTTCTGGTTCAGGTTCAGGAACTGCGATGACAGGCTCCTTGAGCCACTTGTCGAGATCTACATCCCCGGTGATGCCGTTCACCTTGCCCTTCCACGAATACTGCCACAGGTCGTAGTCACCTGACGGCTTCTTCGATGAGGGATAGGCTACCCACTTCGAATAGCTTTTGAAGTTCTTCAGCTGATTCTTGAAAACGGATGTGGTCGTATAAACACCTGCCTCCCATCCTTCAGCCTTCATGCGGTCACAGAACGCCTGTGCTACTGTCTTGGCGTATTTCACGCAGCTTTCTTCTTCTATATCTATATATATAGGATATGTCAGCTGATCCTTATACGGAGCACATATCTTCCTGCAGTAGTCGGCTTCCTGCTTGGCCCCTGCTTCGGTCTTACTGAACGAGTAGTAGTAGAGACCGACCTTGATTCCTTGTGCGAGAGCTCCCTTGATGTAGGTCTTGAACTTGGAATCCGTCTGGCACTTCTTCTCGGTGGAGACTCCGCAACGGATGAACACAGTGTCCACTCCGTCAGCCTTGACCTTCTTCCAGTCGATAGTGCCGTTCCACTTTGATACATCTATGATCATCTCTTCTCCTCCTTCTCATCCAGACGATGATGAGCACTCTTCACCGAAGCCTCTACGAGTGTGACTCGGTGATCCAGATCATGAATGTCATCCTTCACGTCTCTGTAGTCATCCTTGAGGTCATCGATTCCGTCCTTAATATATTTAATGTCAGTCTCCATCTTGCCTCGGAATTCACCGTCACTGTTCGCATCCTTCTTCCTGTTGAAGTAGAATGTGAAGACCGCCACCAGGATGCTGATGACGGTCATGAGAGCTCCGATAATGCCGAGAACTGTAGCAACAGTCCCATCCATCATTCAGTTCCTCCTACTTTGTCGCTGATCTTGTTGTAGCTGATAGTGCTGATGCCGAGGATCGCTCCAAGGAATGTATCGATGGCGATGATTGTCGCCTCGATCTCTGCCAGATAAGGGAACCCCCAGATCTTGCCAAGAGCGAACCATAGTGTAGCCAAGGCAGGAAGTCCTACCATCGAGATCCACTTGAGAACATCGTAAACTTTGTTAGGAATGATCATAGCCGTTACCTCCTTATGATTCGTCATCGACCTCTGTGATCGTGTATGTGATCGTCATGGTCTGTGTGCTGTTCTTGTTAATCGGAGTATCGAGATTCTTGATGGTGGACAGGAAGAGCTTCGCTATCCTGACACCGATTCTCGAACCGTTGTTGTAATTCCTCTTGACCGGGAAGAACTGAACCATTCCGCCATCAGGATTAGAACAGACATCCCTCATCTCCGTGCCACCGTCTCCGAGGATGTATGGATTGCTATAAGTGTGCCGAATCTTGTCGTGATCAACAACGAATCCCTCATAGATGTTTACACCGAAGTGTCCTAAGCCCTGAATTCCATCACAGTAGGTGTGGCTATCGAGAGTCGTGTCGCTCACAGCTTCCACATCTGCGATCATGGTGGAATATTTGATCTTATAGACAGACTTCCTGTCGCTCTTGAGCCAGTAGAGATAGCCGTCCTGATCCAGAGAGATAGCTCTGGCGTTCCCTTCCGAATTCTTTCCGTAATTTCCTGAACCATCAGAACCGTAGAGGCTCGTGTCAGCTATCGTGTGCTCTGTCGTGCTGACCGTCCATGTTGACAGGTCAATAACAGACTTCTGCAGCTTGTTGCCGCCAGGCGAATAGAGAGCATCTATCTTGTTCGTGTCCTCATGATAGAGATAGAGGAAGTCAGAAGCTCTGTGTGGCATCGTCACCTGATGCAGCTCTCTGTTCTCGGTGTCACTGTCTTCATCGCATGGAAAGACCTGTGTGAAGCCGATGCCGTCCTTCAGACCTGCATAGCAGTGTGTCTCGATGCCGAGGCTCGTAGAGTTAGACGCATATGTCAGCCTATATGATGTCCCTGTGCTTCTGTTGAAGAATAGAGGAGCTGACAGAGTGCCTGTCGTCTCGATCGTGTCAGAGTCGATGTACGGATTGAATGACCTGTTGCCGTTATTGAGCCAGTAGGAACCTGCATCCTTATGGCAGAGTCCGACAGCCTTGATCGTACCGTTGCCCTGAGTCGTGCCGAACTCCCAGACATGACGGAAGCCGTGCTCCGTATAGCCGGATGCAGAGAAGACAGGATTTCCTCTCGTAATGTCCACGCCCTCGGTCTCAGGCACATATGTTGCCTGACCTGCATGACCCTTGACCTCGTTGGTGTGGTAGTTGGGGATGGCATAGCCGTCAGCATCCTCGGTCAGAAGATCCTGGAAGCACAGGATGCCTCCGAACATTTCCTTAAAGATCGGCATCATCTTTGAATAGTTCATGCCTCCGAAGTAGTTGGAAGCGAAGATATCTCTGACCGCATTAGTGACGATGTTCTTCCCCTCGATGCACTCCTCGACCTCACCTGTCTCTGCATTGAACAGCTCAATCTTGATGTGTCCTTCAAGCTCTGGTATCTTCGGAGCTTCTGCCGTTATTCTTCCGATCATATCTTTAATGTTCATGGTTGTTCTCCTTTCTATCAATCAATCTTCCAGCCCTTCACAGCCACATCACCTGTTGAGCAGAACACATTGTTCTGACCGAGCAACTGTGTTACCTGTGCGGGCGTCAGCTGGTAGGTCTGCGGCGTGGCGAGTTCGTAAACTACTGTTACATTGTTATCGGCAAGCCAAGACTTCCAAGTGCTAACAGTGTAATTCTGAACATTAAAGCAAATACTTTCAGCACCTGTGTAACAAGTGTCATAATTACCTGTTCTGTCGGTTATCTTAATTGACTTGAACTTGTCGCAAATAGTTTTAACCTCACTTGAAGATGAAACAGCCGAGGCTTCTGCGATGTATAGCTGATTAATGCTGCTACCGTTATAAAGCAATTGCCAGTTTTCGCTTCCGTTTAACACTTTTTTCTCGTGTGTCACCGTCAGCAACCCTGTTGTAACATTCACATAGCCACCGTAGTAAGTGCCGCCGAGGTCTGTCGTGGCTGTCGTGCCTGTGTATGCGTGGTAGGCGGTGTCGGTCGCAGGGTAGTTAATGCTTATGTTGTCACTGTAAGTCGTTCCGTAATTATTGTCGGTTCTAAACTTCAAAAACTTTGCACCCGCAGGCGGTGTGAAAGTCTTTGTTCCGCTCATTGAAATGGTAATAATGCTCGCAGAACCTAAGTAAGTCTTGTTTGCATCATAAAAATAAAGATATAAAGTTATTGGTGTAACCACATACAACTGTACTTCTTTACACGGAATATAGTTCTTTGAGCGTATTCTGTTCGTGCCGTAAAGTTCGGGCTGTCCCGTAGCAGTTTTAATCGAACCTACTTCCCACTCCTCGTCCCAAAGATTAACGCCGCAAACAGTAGCGTCAACAGAACTAACTCCGCTTATCGCCCTCGGATTGCTCGGACTGGGGTCGCCTGTGCCTGACTGAGTGGCGGTGATATATGCGAGTATTTCTGGGATAAATAAGCCGCTGACGTTGCTCTCAAATGATGCGAGCGGTGTCTTGGCGACATCGATCTTGGTAGCTGTGTGTGTGGATTTTCCACCTGCACATAGGAAATAATTCATAGAACGATCACCTCCACTCCGAGATCAGAAACCTGTGCCTCGAATGTGAATGTCACACTTCCCACTGTTGGCACGACATTAGTAGGATTAACGCCCAACACACTCGTGCACCAGATGAATGTCTGTCCGTCACCGAGAATGCCTGCATCCGACAGAGTGAGGGTCGTGCTTCCTGCTGTCAGTGTTCCTGACAGCCTGATTCCATACGCCTCGTTAATAGCTCCAACGATGGTCTTGGATGCCGTTCTCAATGCCGATGCAGTGTAGGCGATCGAGGACACGATTCCTTCACCAACGGCATTGATTGATTCCTGTCCGTTCGTGTAGCCTGTGATGGCGTTCGGGTCAGGAACTGCCAGAGGCATCAATGAATTCGGATTGAATGATGCCGAAGTCAATTCTGAGATCTTGATTCCATCCTGTGGTATAGCCATGTTAAACCTCCTTAAATTTCATCATATTCGGTCACGATGATATGCTCATCGCCTTCCGTGATCAGTGCATCTGAACCATCCTCTGTGATGAATGCGAACATCACGCCCCACAGATTGATCGACAGCCCATCCTCAACGAGACCGACAGCCTCATCAGCTCCGATGTTCTCGATCTCGAAGTCATCCGTGAAGACTTCAACATATCTGAGATGCTCTCCATCGTATTCAGGATCGTCAGCTGTCCATGTCTTCTGGATAACAGGAGCTGACTCCGTGAAGCCGACAGAAGTGAGTTCTCTGAACTCATAGAGACCTGTCTCATCAGCGACATCGAGAGTACCGTCCCAGATAACAGAGCCGACCAGAGCCTGGCCACGAACTATCATGTTCGCATCGTCTATTGCTATCGTTCCTGTTCCTGAACCGAGCACCATCTTCGCCACGAATGTGTGGTTAGTGATGTTGTCGACATTCGGCAGGAAATAGCCGTAGTGAATCGTGTGATAGCCATCCTCGTTCCAAGTCTCGACAGGCTGATATCCGATGAGATGGTCATCGAAGTAGTATTTGATCAGAGCCGTGATCGGGAGCTCATGCTCCTGATACCAATAGCCGACCTGAATCTCTTCGGTCTCATGTGTCTCAGGATCTTCCTGCTCGTCATAGACAGGAATCTGAATCTGCTCTGATATATTTTCTGTGTTCAGCTTCACCTCGAGCCAGATGTCAACATCAGTGTTCTTCTTCGCTGCGAACTTGATCGATGCGATAGTGGTCTCGACATTGTTCTCGAGTTCTATCTCTTCGATGTTCCTGAACTGATAGTATGTGATCTCACCCGATTCGACCTTTGACAGAAGGCCCTGAAGGTTCTTATCTGTCTTTGAATAGCCGGATGAGAGCCTCGGATCAGCACCGTAGCCGACATATGAGGTCGTGTTCTTGAAAGTCCAGTCATAGGACTGAACACAGCAGGTGAGCTCCTCACTGCCTGCCACACCCTCGGTACACTCTATAAGATCTCCGAGATCGTATGCCAGGCACGACAGTGTCCTCGTGGAGAACGGTGTCCATGCGATAGAATGAGCCACATTAGCGATCCTCTGCCTCTGTGCATCTCTCGTAACCTTGAGGCCGTACTGAAGGAAGGGATTCTGTCCCAGATTAATCGCTGTTCCGTCACCTGTTGACCCTGCCCCTGAATAATACTCAAGAGTCTGGTCTTCGATGTTGACTACGGAGATTCCATCGTAGAGAGTCTCATAGTCCGAGAAGGTCGTTCCCACGATCCTCTCAACAGCTCCCCATTCATCCACGACCGCAGAGTTTGCGAAAGATCTGATGACGATAGAACCGTCACGATCTGCCGTTACGAAGCCGCCTGCAGCCTGTGCGAGCCATGACATGAGGTCACGCCAAGTCTTGATGTTGTTCTCTTCGTACAGACCGAGAATCTGATCTCCGTTCGGAAGTGTGGTCTCTACCTCGTCTCTGGTCATGCCGAACGTGAGGCCGCATCTGGAACAGGCATAAGAAGCGAAGTCGTAGATGCCGCCGGACTGCGTTTGAACGCCTGTGAAGTCCTTCTCGAACTTCTCCATGTAGTCATTCGCTACGATGTTCACGCCCACATCAGTCCATTCTGCAGAGGCTATCTCATAGAGGCCTATCGGAAGCCATTCCGTTGTAGTCGTCTCCGTGTCCTCATCATAGATGTCGAGACCCCAGAACAGTGTTATCACCTTACCGCCCCAAGAACCTCGAGAGATCGCCACATTCACGAATGTCGCCTGAAGCTGACCGATGTAGGCAGATCCGAACGTGATGTCAGATGTGTCGGAGCACCTGTTCGAGATGTTCATCGACAGGACGTTGCTGTCAGTGAACAGTGCCGATCCTATCGAGCCTCGAACGTGCTCCACTCTGGTATGCTTCCTCAACTCTGCGAGGAAGGCTTCGCTAACTGGGTACATATCAGAACTCCTCAAATCTTAATGGCACGACCCAGAGCCCTGAAGTGCCTTCACAGAGCTCGGAGCCTGCCACCATGGTTATCTCCCCACTCGTCCTTAACCGACCACTGTAGGAAGTGCCATCTACCTCTGATGTGCAGGATGCCGACTTGCATATGCCAAGAAGTGTGTCTCGCATATTCGAAGTGCAGTTGAATGTCCCGGACCAAGAGACCCTGTTGAGCCTCTTGACATTGGACATCTGCTCGCCTGCCTCATTCTCGAACACATTCTCGACAGGATTCAAAGCTATCGTGAATGTACCTGAGACAGGATTCGGCATCCGTGTATTATTTATCTTTAAGAACTTACCAAGCATTTACACACCTCCGCTTCTGAATGCTTCCATCTGCTGTGCAGACAGGACAGCTGTGGCCAGAGTCGTAGAACCGACCTGGACGTTTATGACATATGTGCCGCCGCCGCCTCCGATGGCTCCGATCTGGCTTGAAATGCCGTTCAGGATGCCTGTGTAGTTCGGCTGATCCACGCCTGCGATCACATTAGCCGTCTGTGTGACAGCCTGCTGCAGTGTGGGAAGCTCGCTGACCATGCTCTTACTAAAGAGGTCGATCATGTCAGGCATGAACGTGTGGGCCTTTGCGAGAGGCCCGATATCAGGCTCGGAGAAGTGAAGATATGAAGCGATAGTGTCAGCGATCTTCTTCACGCCCTTGGTCAGCTTCGGGATAGCATTCGTGATTCCTCGAACCAATGACTCGATCAGATCTGCTCCCCATTCCAGAGCCTTCTTAGGTAAAGTCCTCTGGATCGTATTAAACGCATCGATCATCGCAGGAATGATGTCTCCTACGATAGTGCCGAGGAGTTCAGGAAGTGCCTGCAGCAGTCCCTTCACCAAAGCTACGATCATGTCCTCTGCTGCGAGGATGATCTCGCTGTAGTGGTCAGCCAGGCCTGCACAGATAGTTCCGATAGCAGCCACGGCTGTAGGGATCAAAGTAGGAAGAGCACCTGTCAGTCCATTCACCACAGCCAAAATAATATGGATGGCTGCATCTGTCAGCTTACTGATGTTCTGCTCTGACAGAAGAGCTTCTACCAAGGTCAGGACTGCTGCGATAGCAGGTTCGATCAGCAGGTCAATAGCATCTATCAGACCGCTGACGAGCTGCATTAGGATCTCCACCGCACTATTTAGCAGAAGTTCGATGTTATCGGGTGCCAGGAGTGCAGATGTCAGAGAGCTGATAAGGCTCATAGCTGTCTCGAGGATCATTCCCAGGTTGGAGATGATGCCCTGACCCACTGTACTCAGGATAGACACGCCAACCTCGAGGAGCGATGGCAACAGAGCATCTATCGTGTTAAGGATAGTAGGGATCATAGATTCGAACGTGGAGACGATGTTATCGACACCGCCCTGAATCTGATCCTCTGAACCGTCAATTCCTGCAGCCATACCTGCGATGCCATTGACGACGTCTGTGAGACCGGGAAGGAACTGTCCGACCATCCTGTTCTTGAGACCTGTCAGAGAAGCATCCATTCTTCCGAGTGCATCATCATACTCTGCTGATGCCTCTACCATCTCCCCCGACATGATCGTTCCGTAGTCCTCAGCTTCCTGCAGGAGACCTGCGAGGCTCTCTTCACTCTCGTTCAGCATCGGGATCATGTTCATGCCTGAACGAGAGAAGAAGTCAACAGCCAGAGCCGCCTTCCTCGTCTCGTCATCTACGCCCTGCAGACCCTTGACGACAGCCTCAAACACTTCCTCACGGCTCATGTTCTTCAGATCATCTACTGATATGCCGAGGGTCTTGAACTTATCGATAGCTGATGTAGATCCGTTGATAGCATCATCGATGGAATTAGTGAGAGCCTTGATTCCTGCTTCTGATTCGGACATGGAAGTTCCGCACATCTCCATGGCGTAGTTCCATCTCTGGAAGGCATCAGTCGAGAAGCCTACCCTCTGAGAAGCCTTGTCGACCTCCTCTCCATAGGCTGATACATCGCCTGCTGCATTAACGAGAGCCTTACCGCCTGCGACCACAGCACCTCCGACAGCAGCCACCGCTGTTCCTACAGCGGCGACAGCTGTGGCAGCCACCTTGGCAGCATTCTTGACGACCTCACCCCAGTTGACGAACTTGTCCCCGGAGTCCTTGGCTTCCTCGCCTGCCTTCTTTGCATCCTTGCCAGTGTCCTCGATAGCCTCGCCTGAATCCTGTGCTGAGTTCTCTAACTCTTCGAGCTCCTTGGCAGTAGTGGTGACTTCTGCCTGCAGTGATGCGTACTCGGCCTGTGATATGTCGCCGATGTCCAGAGCATCCTTCGCCTTCTCTGCTGCCTGCTGTTCGAGCTGCAGCTTCTCTCTGGTCTGCTCTATCTTCTGGTTGAGGAGTGCCTGCTTCTGTGCCAGGAGCTCCACGTTATTCGGATCTAATTTCAGAGCCTTCTCGACATCCTTCAGGGCAGAGTTGGTCTTCTTCAGATCTGAATTGACTTCGCCTAAAGACTTGGCGAGTCCCTTTGAGTCACCATCGATCTTGATGGTGATTCCCTTGATATAAGACGATGATGCCATGTCTCGTCCTCCTTCTATTAGAGTGCTTTGAACTCTGCAGCGGTTCCTACCTCTGCATATTCGTGTGAATCATTTAGCTTCTCTGTGATCAGATCCTGAATGAACCCTATGTCCTCATTGAATGCTTCTGAATAGGTCAGACCCATCTCAAGTGCTCTGTGGAATAGCAGAGCGACCGTCATATGTCGCTCGCTCCGCTTGGTCAGTTTTTTGAGTCATTACTCGAATGTGTGGTCTGTGTTGACCCCCAGAGGTTAGCGATCGCCATCAGATCAGCCTCTGTGAATGTGTCTAACGTGAACAGCCATTCATCATAATCATCCTCGTTCATCAGAGACTTCATCGTCTTGATATCCGTGTTCTCTGCCTGAACGTTCATGACGTATGCGAGCTTCTGGAACACTCCCAGGAGCTTCACGGCCTCTGCTGACTTGTCGTCAGCCTTGGTGAAGTTGATCATGATCTGCATGATGTTCTGTCCTGTCAGGATCTCATATAGTCTTGTAGTGCCAAGGTTAGCTTCGAACGCCATCTCCTTGCCACCGATAGTGATATTCTTCTTCATTGTTTTGACCTCCAAGAATAAGAAAACCCCCGACCAGAGAATGATGATCTCTGTGTCGGGGATTCCCATTAGATGTGTTTAAGACCTCAGGACTCGCCCTCGAAATCAGGGAGATGAGGAGTTGTATGCCAGTTAGCATATACAGTAGCATCGCTGTTCTCGTCTGCATAAGAAGAGATAACAGATGTCGTGTACTCGACATTTGCTGCATCTGTGTATGTGAACTGCTTTGATGTGGGCAGGATGGTGATCGGGATCGATACCGTGCCCGGTGTAGTAGTGTCCTCTGTGGTGTTGCCTGTTACATCAGGAGCACCGAAGGAGCACTTGTAGAACACCTTCTTGATGAGTCCTGTGTCTGTCGTGAAGTCACAGGTGAGACCGAAGTAAACGGTCGCAGCAGATCCGAGCTCTACTACTGTGTCAGCAGCATCCTTGATGTAGTTCATGAATGCAGTCCTGACGTTGGTAGAGAGGAGAGCCATCTCAAGTGTTCCAGAATAGCCTGTGGGATTAACAGCAGGCATGAAGTACACACCATCATCAGCATAGAACGGAGATGTGTCACTGGTCTCCTTGGACAGTGAGAGGCTCACTGCACCGGGGAAAGCGACTGCATCACCATAGGACATCGAGACGACACCCTCTGATTCTGTCTCTGTCAGCTTGAAGAGGTGGATGTTCTTTAATCCGAACTTAACCTTTGCCATAGATCTATGTTCCTTTCGTTTATATTTTCCGCATCTGAAGATCAATCTGGTCTCCAAGTATGCCTTCTATCTGATCCTTCATCCTCTGTTCAGCAGGAGCGATATGAGGGATGGCTCGTGTCCTTCCCTTATATCCGTATGTATAACGGCCCTTGCCTCGACCGAGCATCGTGGCGTGTCCCTTCTCCAGAAGATGAGTCAGACGGTATGAGGACTTGTTGTAGACAATGACCTCACCCTTGTTGATGACTTTGTATGTCCATCCCTTCGCATACTTGCCTGATCGCTTCGGGGATGTCGAGTTGAGATCACGCACGGTGTTCTTCCCCGAGATCTTCAAAGTCTCAGTCAGTGCAGTCTCTGTGGCAGAGCCTGCCGCATTCAGGATCGACATCACTTCTTTCTGGATATCGGTAGCCATATCAGGATTCCTCCTCGCTCAGATCATCGAGCTGCACGACATACTCTGTGAAGAAAAGCATCTGTGCATCATCGAAGTCGTTAGATCTTGAGAATGGAATGTCATTGGACGTCAGGAGCTCCTCGAGCTTCTTCATCACCTCAGGATCGAACCTCTCCGTGTAGAGAGTGACCGTATTCCTGACGAATGCGAAGTAGTTGGAATCATCTGCCCTCAGAGGAGCGAGCTCCTGCGAGTTGGTGATGATGTAAGGAACAGGCAGCTCCTCATTCTCCTGAACTATGACATGATGGAAGAACACCGGGACGGATGTGCCGAATTCCTGGATGAGGACTTCTGTGAGATCATAAAGATTCATGATTCGTCCTCCTTTCCGTTCAAGCCTGCTGCGTATTCACAGTAGAGCTCGATCTCGTTATCGTCTCGCTCGTACTTCCTATAGATCCTCAAGTTCTGTCCGTTGTAGGTCAGCATGGTCTCGCCATCGTAGTCGAACTGGCTGATGATGAATTCGAAGTCTGCACTGATCCCGATCTGTCCTGCACTGTAGAATTCACTCTGTGAGACAGGAATTCTTCGTGCTAAGACCTTCCGTGTGGATGTCGTGTAGATTGGCTGATTCAATCTGTCAGTGCCAGTGCGAGCTCGCTTGACGAGAGTGATCTCAGCTATCTTCATATGGGACACCTCCCACATTCGAATAGACGGAGCTCATCAGGAGCTGTGTCTTTGCTGAGTCGTATGATTCCTTGTAGAACCGCTTGACGGTAGGATCAGCTTCATACTTGAAGTGGCAGTAATCGATGACGGCACCCTTGAGAAGAGCATCGGCTGTCTCGATTGAGAAGCTCCTGATATCTGATGTGTTCGTCAGGTCGAGGACTGCCTCGTTGATCCATCTCTGGATCTCATCGTTCAGCTGACTGTTCGTTGTTATCGAGATCCTTAAAGAGAACCTCACATCGTCAATAAATGCCATCGTCTTCCTCCTGCTTTTACTTCTTGGCCTTCTTTGCTCTTGAAGCCAGTGAAGGCTTCTTCTCTTCGACCTTCTTCTCCGCCTTCTCTTCTATGAGATCGTGGAACTTCGGGTCGAACTTGATAACATCGATCAGATCGCCCTTACGATGAAGACCTCTCTGATCAACATATGCACTCTTTACTCTAACTATCATGATTCACCTCCATCATGTAGTGATCTGTATGCCGCCTCCGTAACGATGAGATGCCCGACATGACCTAACTTGATATCTGCATCGAGATAGATCTTGTAGCCGAGCTCCCTCGCTCTCCAACAGAAGGACAAGTCCTCTCCGACCTGACCGATCGGAGAGAAGCACGTCCCATATTTGGAAAAGCATTCGAAGAGGATATCAGACCTCATGAGGACACACCCGAATCCAATTCCTTCCACTTCGTGAATCCCTGTCAGTGCTCCGTGATAATCCTTGAAGTCACAGACCTCGTCCGAGATGTTGATCTTCTCGAATGCCACCGGGGAGAATGGTGCTGATCTTCTGAAGTAGAGACCGCTCACTATGTCCCTTCCGTCATCCAAGTCCTTCATCAGTCTCTCAAGAGTGTCTGCCTGGAATATCATGTCCGAGTCGAACCACATAACGTAATCCGCCTCTAACTTCACTGCCTCGGCTGCCAGTTTGTTCCTGGCATCGTAGATCAGTGAGCCGACCACCGAACTGACTACGCATTCACCGACTTTGTTCAGCATCGCCAAACTCTGTGCGAACCCCATCGGGACCATGTCCATCGTGGGGATAGCTATTAGAATCTTCTTCATGTGTGACCTCCAAGTTCCATGAATAAGGTTGAATTATGACTCTTTGCCCTCGAGAGTGATCTTTGTGAATGCCTTAGGAGCTACTACGCCCATGCCGACATACTCACGACCTACGATCTTAACGAGGTCAGCCTCTGCGAGTGAAAGATCATCAAACTTGATCGTGATCTCATCACCGGCAGGGAAGTTAGCCTGAGCACCAACAGCGAGGTCACCAACGATGGCGAATGTCTCGCCTGTTGTAGCTGCAGAGAATGCAGGCAGGCTGTTGTTGAATACGACATCGAGTCCCTCGAAAGGATCGTAACCGTAATTGCCATTAGCCTGAACAGCCTTGAAGGATGCCCATGTAGCCTTGTTCATGATGATGACAGGATTAGCTGCTTCATCAGAGAGCTCTGCGATAGCCTGTGCTACGAGACCGAGTGAGATGGTGTTTGTGGAGATAGCAGCAACAGCTACGTTAGTAGCAGGTGTGTTTGTGCTAACTGTTCCGCAAGCTACGATCTTCTCGATGAGAGTATCAGCTGCCTTCTTAGCGATCTGATATGTGAGCTCATCGTAGATATAACGCAGGAATGCCTCACCCTTGAGATCAAGAGCCTCATCAGAGATGGTGATCCACTTCTTGATGGAAGCAGGGATAAGAGATACGATACCCAGAACGAGCTTCTCCTCGGAAGGAGCAGCTGCACCCTCTGTGTGGATAACAGCACCGTCTGCACTGATCTCGAAGCCTACCTGAAGGTTGCCCTTCATGTATGTCTTCTTAACACGAGACATGATGCCTTCTCTCTCCCAAGCTGTCCTGACGATATCCTCTACGAGTGTAGGTACAGGAACTACGCCGGATGCGTTTACTGTCAGGAGTGATCTGCACTCCTTGTCATCGTTGCTCTTCAGGTACTCTGCATAAGCATCGATATAAGACTCTGAACTTCTGATTTCCTTGAGATCCATTGTTCTCTCCTCCTTGATTGTGATTTCTTTAACTTCTTCGCCTTCGCCTGCGAGGACAGCCTGAACTTCAGCCTTCCTCTCTTCAACGATGGCTTCCTTCCGTGCCTTGATCATGTCAAGTTCAGCGGATAAGGCTTCGAGGTCTGTATCATCGTCAGCTGTCTCGATGATCTGACCGATCTCTGCCATTCTTGCCTCGACACTATCCATGTCGAGTGCCATGATTTCATCGTGTGTCATGATTCAGACACCTCCTTGAATTTAGTTCTCAGCTCTTCGAGCTTCCTTGCTCGCTCCGCTCTGGCTTCGGCTTCCTGTGCCTTGAGTCGCTCCGCTCTCAGTTCTTCGATCCCTCCGTCAAAGACTGACCTTAAAGACACACCGATGTCAGTGGTGGGGTTAGCCGGGAATGCCACGGCTGATATGTCATAGACCTTCTTGATCCGGTCGATGATCCTTGTGATGATCCTCTTCTCACCATCCTTGTGCTCGTCAAAGTGCTGTTCAGCGACAGTGAATGCGAAGGACATCTGTGAGTAGTTACCCTCTGCGATGTCTTCATACATCTCACGAGCTGCAGCAGTCCTTGACAGGTCTGTGATAGTGAAGAGTCCTTTCTCGTCAGGAATGAGGCTGATGGTGTTGTTCTTAGTCCTTGCGAACACACGACCTGTGTGATCTCTCAGGAATACGACATCGCTCATATCTGCATCGTTGAAGGCATCCGGCTCGATCCTCTCTCTCCACTCTTCGTCACCGAAGTCCATGAGGGAATATTCCTCGAATGTGGATGCGTAGCCTTCTACCATCTCCTTCTTCTCTTCCTGCTCCTCACTCCTCTTGATGACCGTGTGGAAGCTGTTGAAGTTCCTGTATTCTCTTTCGTTACTGATCGCCATTTTCTCGATCCTCCTCTTGTATGAAGTAATATTCGCCACGAGCTACATATCTCTGGCCCTGTCCGTCCGGGAGTGGTGCCAGGTTCCAGATCTCACGGATCTCGTCTATAGACATCAATCCTCGGTCAGCGGCCATCTCTGATATTTCCTTCTTCTCCTGTGTACTTGCGTACTGGAGACGGTTGGCTGTTGCCATCACCATAGATCCCTCCGAGGTCTCCCTCTGGGAGAACAGTGCGAAGGTTAAGGTCTCGCTGAACTGGATGGCGAATGGCTCGATAGCTCCCTCGTAGAATGCCGCCCAGGAATCACCGACAGCCTTGTTCATCAGGACATCCTCGTTGACTCCGAAGTAGGAATAGACATTCTGACGGATGAGCTGCATCTGCTTCTCATCGACCGTGTATGGCTTGCTGTCTATCTGCTTGATGTCCGCATAAGTATTCGGGAACAGAAGTATTCCACCTGACCCCTTGGCCTCTCGTGAGAAGTTCCTCTCGGTGAAGGCTTCCTGTTCTCTGTCAAGATCCTCACCCTTGGTGAAGTTCGTCAGCTTCGCCATGAATCGATAGATGGCTCCGTTCTTAACAGCTTCCTCAAGTCCCTGTGTCTGGATCTTCATCAGCTGCATGGTCTCGTCAAGCGGTGCCTGGCTCGAACCGAAGAAGTCGCTCCTGAACTGGAATTTAGTCAGCAGTGCACACTCGCTCATCCTGACCGCCCCAGTCTCACGACCCTCCCGGAAGGAATACTTGATCCAGAGCTCGCCCTTATAGTCCACGACTGAGCACTTGGTCGGGATCAGCGGATATACGCCGATCTTGTTCATGCCATCATCATAGATGGGGACGATGATGCAGTTATTGGTGCAATCAAGGATCGTGCTCACTCTGTAGAGGAACTGACTCCATGTGTTCCAGGGATTCGGCCTCTTGGTCAGCTTCCTGACCAGATCAGGCTTCGATGTTCCTACGAACTCCACCTTCAACTTCGAGATGTTCCTCGCCCTGGCATCTATGGCAGCTCTGACGAGCTCACTCTCATAGATCTCGCCACGCCAGTCATGGAAGACAGGCTTGTAGGCCGTGACCATCTTGAATGTATGTCCTGCTTCGAGGACTTTCTTCTTCTCGGGATTCCTCCCGAGGATAGTGTCTATCAAACTCAAGCCACTATTCCTCCTTTCAAGTATTTGCTAACTGGCTCCCTATCTCCGAGAACCACTTCTGCCTGACACACAGTGCATCAAGCACGGCAGCCACACCGTCTATGTGTGCATTCTTTGAGACCTTACAGATCTTCACCCTTCCGTTCCTCGTGTCACTGTCCAGTGCAGTGTCATACAGATGCACCTTCATCAGGTCATTCGCTCCGAACTTCAGAGTTCCATCCTTGATGAGACCTTCCATCTCATAGATCACGCCTGTCAGGTTGTAGCCCTGGAACACGTCATCCATGTTGAAGCCGAAGGCATCCATGTTCTGCACGAGATACTGACTCGAATATCGGTCATATCCGACCTTGAGCGGCAGGAGCTGATATTCGCTCACCGCTCTCGTGAACCATTCATATACCGACTGATAGTCCACGAAGTTCTCACCTGCCAGAGTGAGCCACCCCTTCTGGATGTACTCGTCATAGGACAGTGAGTCCCTTGCGATGGCATCAGCCAACTTCTCGGAGGGAAGCCAGAAGTGAGATATCACATAAAGCTGTCCTTCCTTCTCGATGATCAGACAGGCAGATGTCAGGTCAGTCGTCTGCGAGAGGTCGATGCCTCCGACACAGTAGCTGTCCCTGAAGTCTTCCATGGTCAGATCCTGATCGAGCATCGCTCGCTCGATGTGCTTCGAAGACAGCCACGCAGATGAACTGTTCTGCTTGATGCAGTCGTACTTACACAGGAACTCTGCCTTTTTCGACAGGCTCTGTTCTGCGATAGCGATCTCTTCGAGCATATAGTCAACAGAGACCGAGACTCCCAGATTCGGATTCGCCTTGGCGATCTCGTTGATGTCATTCCACTTGTCCACATCGTCTATCATGTAGAACACCGGGAGGAGCCTCGTCTCTTTAGATCCGCCCGACAGGAACCTCGTCCCTCTGGCGATGAGCTCATCGTAGATGCCCTCGTTGATATATCCTGCCGTGGACACTGACAGGAGCATCGGCTGCCTTCTGGCACCGAGTGCCGACTTCATAACCTCATACTGCTTCTTCCCTGCTTCACCCGGCCATGCTGCGATCTCGTCACAGACCACCAAGTGAGGATTAAAGCCGTCTGACTTCTTCGCATTGAATGCGATCTTCTTGACCGAGGAGTTGGTGCTCTCTACATAGAGATCCATCTTCCTCGATCGGATCAACTGCTTCAGCTCCTCCTCCTGCTGACACATCTGCCAGAAGCACGAGAAGACTATGTCAGCCTGATCCACCTTCGGTGCGATGCAGTAGGTCTCTGCTCCGTACTCGCCATCCATGAACGTCATGTATGCGATGGCAGCAGCTGCTATGAGACTCTTTCCGTTCTTCCTGGCCTCTATGACCACGACTTCACGGAACTGCCTCAAGCCGTTCGCATCTACTATCCCGAACATCACGGAGAACAGTGCCTTCTGCCACAGTTCCAACTTGATCAGGTCGTTCCTTCCCTTGGAGTGGTGGCAGTAGCTCTCGATGAACTTGATCGCCCTGTTCGCCTTCTTCGAGTCATAAAAAAAGGACTTCGCTTGAAGTCCTTCGATGATGTACTCATAGAGTGCTATGACCCATCGTCCGGCAGGCAGTGTCCCATCCTTGATCTTCTGATAGTATTCGTTAATGTAGTTAGTCATCGTCATCCATCTTGGCGAATCCCGATGTCGCCACCTTCTTCTGTGGCAGGAGATCGTTCAGCTGCTTGATCACTGACTGATAACTCTTATCCCGAGCCGTGAACAGCTCCGCCTGCGGTCTCTTCACCGTTCGTGAGTCATCCTTCACTATGACCATCTCTGTCTCGCCATTCATCTGAATGTCTTCCCACAGATCGTCAAGTGATATGCGTAGTCTCGCAGCCTGCCAGAGCAGTCCCTCCACGAGCTCCCTCGAATTACTCGGGATATCAGTGTAAAGGATCGCAAGTCTGTCGTACTCGATCTCTTCTCTGGTCTTCTCCTGCTTTCTCATGCTCAAGTCTCCTCAAATTCAGGTGCATTTTGCTCCTCAAATTCATTTGAGAGCAAAATGGTAC